ATGTTTGAATGGCTTGCGAGTCCGGAGGCTTGGGTTGCACTTTTTACCTTAGCTGCTTTAGAAATTGTGTTAGGGATTGATAACATCATTTTCATTAGTATTTTGGTTGGGCGTTTACCCGAACATCAACGCCAATCCGGACGCTTGATTGGGCTCGGTTTGGCAATGGGAATGCGAATTTTATTATTGCTTTCTCTCTCTTGGGTCATGTCGTTGACAGCGACCTTATTTACCGTATTAGGGGAGGCGATCTCTGGGCGTGATTTAATTTTATTGATTGGTGGCTTATTCCTAGTAGCAAAAAGTACCCATGAAATTCACCATGCTATGATGCCAGAAGAAGAAAATGAGGAAGAGAAACCAAAAACAGTAAGCTTTTTAGGCATTTTAACGCAGATTGCGATTTTGGATATTGTGTTCTCATTGGATTCGGTGATTACGGCAGTAGGCATGGTAGATCAAGTGGGCGTGATGATTGTGGCGATTGTGATGGCTGTTGGGGTAATGATGTTTGCAGCGAAACCAATCGGGGATTTTGTTGAAACGCATCCAACTTTGAAAGTCCTTGCTCTGTCTTTCTTAATCTTAATTGGTGTGGCATTGATTGGAGAGAGTTTAGATTTCCACATTCCGAAAGGTTATATTTACTTTGCGATGGGCTTCTCCGTGGTGGTTGAAATGATCAACATTAAAATGCGTAAAAAGCTCATTAAAAAACCGAGTGTGTGAGAGAACACAAAAATGGCAAGCCTGAGTCGCTTGCCATATTATTATAGCTAGACAAAGTCTAGCTGTTGCGAGCCAAAAAAACTGCGAAAAATAACCATTAAAACAACGAAAAATTTTAAATATTGATTTTTCGCTATTTTAATGGTTTTCTTACAATTAGCCGTCCACACCTCCCCAGCCTAAATACACCGCACTCAGTTGTTTTTACTCAAACTAAACTTGCTATACAGGGCTAACAGAGTAATCCTGTCGTCACTTGAACAAAACAGGAGAGCCTAAAATGACAACCTTCAAAATGAGAACTGAGCAAGAAATGATGTTAGAGTTAGCCTTAGTTGCAGTAAGAGAAGAACAACGCTTTACCATTGATGGTTCACAATACACCTTACCAAACGGACGGGGACAAACCTTTGTGTATAATCTTGCATTTTTAGATATTCGTTTTATTGAAGATGGTCGCAAAGATAGCGTTGTGCAATTTACTTCAACCCTTGCCCCATCAGCACCGCCATTTTATTGTTTATTATCTGAATTAGATTAAATTTAAACGCCCTTTAAACCAACTTTAAAGGGCGTTATTCTTAGAATTTATACACTAAGTTATCTTCATATTTTCCGCTATAACTTGTAGATGTATTCACTACAATCCGCTTTGCTCCATCGAACGCTTGCCAATTATCTACTTTATCTTCCTGCATATACTCAATAAATCGAATAAACTCCGATTTTGTTGAACTGAAGAAAATATAAGGCGGTTTAGTTAGGTTGATAAGCCTTAGAAAGTCAATTAAATCAAAATATGTTGCCTGTTTGTAGCTTTCTTGCTTGGTGCAAAGATAGGGTGGGTCAAGGACAAGCAATACCTTTTCCTTACCTGAGAAGCGTGGCACTAATTGATGAAACGACTCACAAACAATCTCCACCCCTTCAAGATAACCATCAGCATTTGGATAATCGCTCTGCCGTAAGCAATGCCAGAAGTCTTGAGTATATAACTCTTCAAGGTTCTTCACTTGCTGACCACTAAACAATAGCCAAGAACATAGAATATGAGGGTCTTTATATCCCTTAAACACTTCAATAATCTCAATTAGTTGCAATTTTTTCGTCTTATCTAACCGCTTACCTTTGGGGCAATCAGCAAGGGCAACAGCTAATTGTTGGCGTAGTTGATTAATGTCAGGGATATGTTGTAAACGCTCAGAATAGTTGTCAAAATCGTTGTAAATCACCCTTGCTTGTGGCTTGAGTCGTTTGGCAGTATGAGATAACAAACCGCTACCACCAAACACATCTACAATGATCCAACCTTCGCCGTCACCTTCGATATTATCATTTAAGATTTGGCTAAAATGCTTTAAAAACATCCGCTTTTGCCCAATAAATGGTAGCGGAGCCTGTTTAAAGTAGGCTACACTTTTGCTTGCTTGCTTGCTTGCTTGCTTGCTTGCTTGCTTGCTTGCTTGCTTGCTTGCTTGCTTTATCAGCATGTTCCTTTTGTAATATCATTCAATCTCCTTTTTTCTAAAACTTGATGGATATTGCCGCCTTTTCACTTCGCTTTCATAGGCTGTTTTACAGTGTTTACCCTTTTCCCAAAAGAAAATACCCTCAATAATGCGATACATTACTTTCCAACGCTTTTTAGGCTGTGTGGCTAGCACCACCCCTCGATAAGTACGGCTTGAAAGGGTTTCGTCCGATGCCCCACGTAGTAGGGCGTTTGCCAGTTGGTCTAGGGCTATTAAGACGTGATAACCCCATTTGTTTAGTGGTTCGCTAGTTGCCATTGTTCAATCTCCTGTTCGCAAGCGGTCAATTCTTCATTGTTTTTTGCAAGCTCGATTTGGGTTTCGATTGCTTGTTTTTTGCCGATAATACCACCCATCACTGCCGAAAAGGCATCAGCTTTTTCAATCACTTTTTCGACAAGCACTGCAAGGCTTGGGATTTCAGGGCGACTTTCAACAATTTGGCTCAACATTGGCGTTTTCGCTTGATTATTGACTTTCCATTCTCTTGCCTCACGCTCTTGTCGATAAAAGCTATCAATCTCCGCTTGGGAGTAGCCCGATAAAATCTGTGCTTTAAATCGGTCTGCCTTGTCAGTTAATTGATGTAATAAATAGCTTTTTGCCTCTGCTAATTGTGCTAAATAAACCGCTTGGGGTAATACCCATTCATTATTTTGCCACTCGTGGTCAGCTGTCGGTGGGGGAATTGCCGTAAAGTTGGGGCTAAGTTCGCCTTCTTCTGTCCACATCAACATCGTTTTATCTGATTTTCTAAAAACATACTGCCCTTGATAATTTGCCATATTTATAACCCTTTGATTTTAGTAATAACAAAATAAGCCTCACTGTTTACGCTTAAATCCGTAGGAGCATTTTCGGTGAGCGTGATAGTAATGTGATAGCCCGACGTCACCGCAATGCGTTTATAGCTACCGTCTGTGTCCGATTTGTACAACAATTCGCCTTTTCCTCGTTCTAAGAACATTTTTGGTACGGCAAGGGTTATCATTTTATCGACGATAGACTTCATTAACAGCGGCATTTTCTGAATATTGACTCGCATTTCGGTGAGGTCTGATTTATAACACACCACGCCTTCAGGCACTTTATCCATATCAATTTCTTGATTTTGGTAAATCAGTGGTTGATTGCCGCCTTTAGGTTCAGGTAGCATTTCCAGCCTAAAGCCATCAATTTTTGAAAATTGATTAAACTGACGAATCCCTAACGCAAAGGCATTAAATGTCAGTCCTGCAACATTAGAACCCGATGAAATCACTACCTTAGCGAAACGAGCTTGATTCGGTTTTGTGCGGAAATTGATGTTTTGTGAGTTGGCTTGCATAAAACTAAAACCATCGCTGTCATTCCAATACATACTGCCACTAAAAATCTCGCCTACCTCTGCCTTGTTCGTTAAGCGTTGTGATTGTGCGTTGAAATAATACACACTCATTCGGAAATGTGGTTCGGAAGAGCGAAACCACACAATCGGCGACTGAGTAAGGTCAATCAGGGGAGATTCGTAAATCACAGTATGATTATTCGCAATTTCATATTTCCCATTTGGCAAGCGCTTCAGATTACGCACCCCAGCCATATTACTTAAACCCAATACACCGCCTGTCCCTGTGCCTGCCATGGCAATATCAGCTTGTGAGGTAAGCGAAAAGAGCGGTACATCTTGGCTATTTTTGGCTGCAATGTGATTAACAGTATTACCCAAACCCTCGTCATTGACGGTAATGAGATGCGTGCCGTAAGGGTTGTTGGTGTAGCCTTTTGCCGATTGCCAGCTGGCTTCAATGTGGTTATTCCAAGATGACTCGGTAAAGGTAATCTTAAGTGTTTCTGTTGCAACAGAGGGCCGGCGTTCGAAGCGGAAACCGACAAACTGATTGCTAGAGCCGTTGCAATAAATCTCCCCTTGGCTTTCCATACAACCCCGATTAAAGAGATTGTGATTGTGTAAATAGTCACCATCTAGCACAATCTTAAAACAACGATTCAGATTAAAAGTATTTTCGTTAATCCAGCCACCGCTTTCACCCAAAAGCTCAATGGTGTTTACAAATTTGAAATTAAAGGTGGAATAAGCGCTAGAATAATTGTTGTTATGTTGACTGCCTGCGGTGGCATTAGCATAAATCTGCACGTAGTCAGCCCGATTGATGTCGATATATTGTCCCTTTGCCCCAATAACTTGTACCAAGGGAGTAGAGCGAGTACTTGCAGACATCCCAACTGCACGAATCACCTCATCTATCTGTTGTGTTGGGTTATTGGCATTATTGCCCGCACCACCCAAAATTATGCCAATCCCGTTATGCCCTACGACAAACTTTGCCCGAGTCGCATCAACTTTACAATGACGAAAGCTCACTGTTGAGCCGAGATAAAATTCCCCACAAAGTGACAATGTTTTGCCCCATTGTTTTTGGCAATGATTCGCTGCACGATTAAGGGCTTGAGAATCATCAGTGACACCATCAGCTACAGCTCCAAACTCAAAGGCGGAAATTTCACTGCTGAAAACACGTTTCCATCGTCCTGCATTACCACCTTCAACCACAAAGCAAACCCCTCCATCATCAGGCGTAATCATATCCTGCAAGTCAGCCACAAACTCACCACCGCCTGTTGTGCCGCCTTCATAGTACGCATCTACCAAGATTCGTTGCCCATGCTCTGTCGGGCGAATAGTGCGAAGTTCTGCAACTGATTTACAACGTCCCACGTGTTTGTAGCCGTCAGCTTGTTTGAGGTTTTGGCTAAAATCTTCCACTTTATTTTCTGATAATTTACGAATAGCAAGCGAGATCTGATTTAATTGCCCTTTATTTGGTTGAATACCCGCATCATCTAAAATAGAGAGTAATTCCGCCTGAACCATATTAAACCAGTCTGCACCAGGATAGCTGATAGCGTTACCGTGACCACCTTCCGTAAACCAAAGGCGTTGGGTGTTTTTCACTGGTGCTAATGCAAAAGTAGAAACACCTGATTCATTGTCTAAGTGATACATTATTAAGCTTCCTCTTCGTAAATAAAAACAAATTCTAAATGAGCATATGCATAGCGTTTTAATAAACATTCCAACTCTTTATTACGCTCAAATAACACTAAATTTTTCAACACATCATCTAAACAAGTCGCTTGCCGAATAATTGATACGGCAGGACTGTAAACAAAAATTCGCCAATGGTTTTCCTGCTCATAAAGTGGATAAGTACAATCCCTCAAACAATGATGAGGATAATGACTCAAAACTCTTACTTTAAATCCTGCTTTTTGTGCGATTTCTTCTAGAAATAACTTGCAATTCGAGCCAACTTCATTTTCTTTTTCTTGTACTTGCTGTTGTCGTTGTTCCAGTGTTTTACCTGTGATTTTTCGTCCACACTCGGGCAAACCGAAAAAACCTTCCCATTCTTCAAGCAGAAGAGTAGCCTTCCCTGGCATTCGCTCTTTAATCAGTTGGTGAGATTTATTGTTTACCTCAACAAGTTGGTCGCACCGCACTGCAAGCACTTTAGTTAAATTACTATTTAAAGCTCTCTTCCAAGCTAATCCCACGGGTAGCAATTTCACTGCAGCATCTAAATACTGCTCGTGTGTCATAGCCATGTAATTTCCCCTACTACTGGAATATGATTACTTGGCAACCGAATATCTGCTGTTGGATACATAACACTGTTATCGACCTCACCAGCTGTATTTGATACAGTTGCACGAATTTGAGATAAATAAAGCAAGGCTCCTACACCAGCATTGATAAGATAGGCTTGCAGACTTTTTTTCACAGCTTGCCGTAATGTTTCTGTATTAGGTGCAAGGCGAATACTGAAATTAATCTCTTGAAATTGTGGAGCAAATACATAAAGTTCTACATTTGCAGGCATACCTTCAAATTGTCCTGTCGCTTCATTTTTATGACCTGTAATATAGTTTTTCACACGAGCAATATCGTCCTCTGTTGGTAAAATATTGCTCCGATCATCACAAGCAAATGCAACACCAACAGTCCCACCACCAAAATAACGGGGGAAACACCACGCACGAGTCACTCCAGCCACTTCTGTCGCCCAGCGAACATAATCGTGTGGAGCACCACCTGCGGGTGGGTTTTGTACTCGATATATCAAGCGAGCAAGTAAGCGAGATAAAGGCTCAATATCCGCACCACCTGTCATTGATTTCACGGTTGCAGTAGGCTGTAAACCCAAAATTGCTGAGGTTAATGAGAGAGACACACCTGCCGATAAATTTCCATCAGCACCTTCTATTTCGCATTGCACGGCAATATCCGCCGTACCGGCTTTCACACTCATTTCGGCTGTTGTAATGTAAGTTAAGCCACTTGAGCTATCTTCAAACACCGTACCTTCTGGAATGGTAGTATCAATGGCTGCGGTCACGGTGAGATACCCCGAAGCAGTGGTTGCTTGCTTACGCACAATACCTTTATAAAGACAGTATTCAATTAAGTATTCTTCTTCAGCTGTAGTCGGGATAATCTGACGAGCAAGCCAATCAAGGTGCATATGTTCCCCTGCACTCATTGCCGCACAAATACGGTTGATCACACTTAAAACATTATTACGTTTAAGCGTTGGGAAACGGTGCTGAAATTGTTGTTCACCTTGTTTGATTAAACTTGATAATGTCGGAGAGTTAAAAGACATTAAAGGCTCCAGTTTGCTGTGAAAGTACGTTGTTCTGTGCTACCGTTTGGCATCACACACGAAATTTCTAACAACAGAACTGAAGGGGCTGGATTAGAAGCAAAAACTTGATAACTGCGAACTACCTTATCATCAAGCATCCACTGCAAGGCTTCGGTAGCAAAGCGTTGTGCATCATCAAGTACACTCGCTAATTGTTTAGAACGGCTCAATGTCCATAACTTTGAGCCCATTTGATAATCATCAGAATTAAAAGAATTACCCCACCAACCACGCTCGCCATCCACACGTAAATCAGTGAAAAGGCTAATGACAATGGCATTGGTAAGCGTATCATCTAATAAAAGCGACTCGTTATCTAAAACCAAGTCGCCTTCGCCATCTCGCCATTGCAAGGCTAAATCTGACATTTACTGCTCCTTACGGAACAGGTTTACCCACTTTTTGCTCGTGGTCGTAGTCTTTTGCACTGATTCCGCCCGACATATGATCTGTTGCTGTTGATGTTCCCATAATAGCAACATCGCCTTTAAACGTTGTTTGCGGACTATCAAACGTAACTGTCTGAGCTTTGCAGTCAAGGGTTTCAGTTTCAATCGTGAATTTTTTACAAGAAAGGATGGCTTCGCCATTTTCGGTGAGTCGGAGTTGGTGACCTTCTAAATGATACAACACAGAATCGCCTGCAATCAACCCAGCGGGACGCACACTTTTATCATCCACCACAACAGCAACCAAGTGCGAACGTTTCCCGCCCACCGACACCACAATCGCCTCGCCCGCCTTTGGTACCGAATAATGTCCGTAATTTTGAAACCGCTCCACATCATCGGCCACCTCGTCGGATTGTAAGCGGAGCTGTAAATTTTGCCGAGCATAAGCATCATTAACAACTGCTACAACCGCACGGCTCACTAATAATTGCAACCCTCGTTTAAGTGGGGCAATCATACGATTTAAAGCTTGCATAAATCTCCTTTAAATAACGTTTAAATTCGTATTAGACAAAGCCTGTAAATTCAGCTACGTTATCCTTATCAGATTTTTTCGCTTTCTTCGATTTAGCTTTTTTGCCTTTTTTCGATGATTTGTTACCGCTTGTACCGTCCACATCGTCCAAGGTTTCATCGGCTGGTTCGTCAAAGGCATCACGGTGCATTAATGTCATCACGGTCACCATACCGCTATCATCAAGGGTATAGTTGCAATCAACAATTAAACGCTCCACTTTGTTAATGCCAAACAGTGGGGCATCAAGTACCACGACCTCATTAGGTAGCCAAAGCGAACCATCAGGCTTAAACCAACCCCGAACCTTTGCAGTGGCTTTCGAGCCTTCTGCGGTACGTCGTTTACGTTCCCAATCGGCACGCTGATAGCCACTTGCCCCAGTCATATTATCATCGGCAATAATAATGGTCGGACGATAACGAGTAATGGCAGGATCTTCCACTTCAACTTTTAAGCCACTTGCACTCATTCTTTACCCCACAAATCCTGTAAACTCGGCTACGTTATCTTTATCTGATTTATTTGAACTAGAACCTTTAACCGCTTTATTTTTGGTTGCCACATCGCCTTTTTCACCGCCTTGCTCTGCATCACCAATGACTCGATAAAGTGAAAAACGTTGGTGCCAGCTATCCATCTGTTCTAACTCCAACAGGTTTACACCAAGGGTTAATTCACCCACGTGGGCAGTACTTGGTTCAGTAAAGACTAAATTCCCCTCCACGTCGGAGGTAACTAACACACCTTTATGGCGAGCGATTTTGCTTAAATTATCAAATGCCGTTTCCCCAGGTTCCACTTGCCATACTGGGATACGCTCATTAGCTTCTGCCGTGGTCACATTCCACACCACCTTAATCCCAAACGGCTTGCAAATCGCTTCAGCAATCTGTTTTGCCGTCTGGTTTTTAAATTGGTAGCTGTTGTGAATAATGGCACAATCCACCAAGTCGCAGGTTTTATCTCGTCCGCTAATATCAATCTGCTTATTTGTGCCTGAGATACTTTGCTTTAACTCATCTAAATAGCCTGTAATTACCGTTTGACCGCCCACTTTCAACACTAAAGACGCTCCAACTTTCAGTACCGATATATCATCCTCAGGACGTACTGCAATACCTAAATCAAAGCGACCGCTCATTGATTCAAGTGAACGTTGGATATTGACCGTTTTCCAACCAGAAAAGATTTTACCGTTTAAATACAACTCAATTTTAGGTAAGTTTTTTTCTTCTGCCATTATTGCAACACCTCAATGGTTGAACCGCCCAAACAAAATAACGGATGAGCAATGCCATTTCGCAACGCCAAGCGTTTCCAGGTTACCGCATTACCTGTATGTTGGTATTCCAACAATACTGCAGGGAAGGTATCTTTTAACGTAATATCCGCCGCATTTGCTAACCGTTCGCCACGCACTCGCAAGTCTTTTAACAAAATCAAACGATAAGTTTCAAGGACTTGATAACTTTTCCATTGTTCTGCATCGGCGTTATCCAAAATAACCGCTTCCAGTTGCTCATCGACTTCAGTGATATAGCGTTGTACATCGGCTTTCGACTCAATTAACCCCGCTACCGTACTTTCTGTTACCGCTTTTTGTGCCACCGATTCCGTAACCGCATCGGAGATTGCCTTGCCATATTCAACCGCAAGCGTAGACAGCACCAAACGTTTCAACAAGAAGGTGGTCTTATTCATTAAAGCATCAAAGATCTCTTGCTCGTGTAAATTACGAAACTGACGGCTTAAAATATCACTTTCACTCATATTGTTCGTTTTCGCTGCCATCATCTCATCTAGGGTACTTTTGCTGATTTCCGTTTTCCCTGATGTGAGATTGCTTAATGCTGTGTCGATAGAGTCAGTAATAACAATATGCTGTACAAATTGTCGCTGTGAATTTACCGCACTTTTTACATTAAGTTTGGTCAAATCTTGCAGTTCTCTAGCCAACACTTTAGGGGTAAGTAGCAACCCGTATAAACGATTTTTTATTGACAATGCCTTATCTTTTACTGCGGTCAAGCCACTTACTGTATTTGCCACACCCTCAAAGACATTTTCAATAAACCCCATCGTAGTATCGACCAAACGGAATAGCGGATTGTCCACCATTGACTCAATAAAGCCCGATACATCCTCCACCATTTCCGCAAACTCGTCTGCAAGGCTATTCAGCACATTTTCATATTCCGTGAAGACCGAATAGGCGGTATCTTCCGCAATTTCAGGGGCATTACTATCTAGTGCAGGTAAAAAAGTAATATCAAACCGAGTAACTCGCTGATGAGCGGTAGAGTGACGCATCCGATAATCATCAACACGCACTTCGAGCGTACCAAAATAAGGGTGTTTTAACGTGCCTACACCATCTGCTTCTAATGCATCAACTAATGCTTCAGCTTGTGAAATATGGTCATCGCCAATCACCAGACAGCTTACTGAATAATGACGTAGGCGTTTGCCCAAATCTTCTGTTAAACCATCATTGCGTAAAGGATATTCATGCGTAACAACACGACGTCCACCATTTTGACTCTGCTCATCTTCAATTAAAAACGGTACGCCACGATAACTACCTTTGCCTGTCATCTTTGTCATTCATTACTCCTACCACATCCCCATACCAGGCCCAAGCGTACCCATTTGCACGGCAATATTCATATTGTCTTGTTTTTGGTTGGTTTGCACTTTACTTGCCGTTGCAGTCGCAATCAGATGTTCAGATGCTTTCACCGCCACCTGAATAGTGCCATTTAATTCATTTTTTATCGGTTCAGGCTCAGAGAGATATTCGCCTACCTCAGAACCAAGCCATTCGCCTAACCAGCTGCCCACATAAGACCCAACGGCAGCCCCCACCACAGGAATAGGAATAAGAGCTTGTCCGACAATAGCGCCTGCGGTTGCACCGGCAATAGAGCCAATCGCTTCCGATTTATCTTGAGTGCTTGATTGTTCATCCATTAAAACCATAGCCCCCTCTACTGCGGAAGCAGCCACATTCAAATAAGGTACCGCTCGGGTTGCAGTACGACTAATGGCAGATGTTGCCGCTTTAGTGGTTGCACTAAGTGATTGGCTTGCAGATTTCACAGTGTTTCCGACCGCTTGTGTTACTCCCTTGTTAGCCACAGCTTTTTCTGCATTGCTCGCCACCGCCGTGGTTACACCGGCAACACGGTTTTTGCCATTGCCTGTTTTATTGTTTTGATGTTTATTTTTACGTTTATCTTGTTCAACACCACCATAACCGCCGCCAAAACTCGCAGGAAAGTTCGTAACATAAACAGGCGTAACTCCCACAGTTTCCCCTAAAGCGCCGGCCACATCATTAGCGACACCGCCTTTACTTTTACGAAATTTACCCAAGCCCCATTTCGCCAGCCCCCAGCCACCTTTTACCGTTTTCTGGGTAATCCCCCAATTAGCTACTTTATTCGCAAGATAAAAGCCGCCCACAAACTTAGCAATATTGCCATAGCCACCAGCTTGCTCTGATACCCACCCCATCACAGAGCCGACTTTCTCTAAAATCGGCTTAACATCATTCGCAGTTTCTTTCAGTTGTTTCAATGCATCGGTTAAAGTTTCGCTCACGGTTTTGGCAAATTCATCTAACGTGCCATCATCAATTTTGCTATTCAGCCATTCTAAAAAGCTCCCCAGTTCGGCTTTTAAGCTGTCAAATGCCCCGTGCTCCATAAATTGAGCTTGCATTGAGACCCAAGTATCTTCAAGGTTTGAGACCAAACCGTCCCAAGTTTTCATCTGTTCTTTGGCTGCACCTTTAGCATCCTCACCCATACCTTTTAAAAGAGCATTAATAGCAGCTCGTCCTAATTGACCTTTCTCCAACATTTTTTGCATTTGATCAGCGGTATATTTACCACCAGTTTGCTTAGCTAAAATATCAAAAACCTTAACATTTCGCTCGAGCAATGGATTAACCTCTTCCATTGTCAGCTTGCCTTTAATAAACCCTTTACTAATTGCAGAAATGTAGCCATTTAAGTTATCAGCATTACCACCTACTTTGGCGTTATAGTCCACTAATGCCTGTAAAGAGCCGTTCATAGGATCAATGCCAGCAGTCATTAAACGCATTGAAGCATCTTGCACATCACCAAATGCCATCGGTGTATCAGTGGCAAACTTCTTCAGCCACGCCATCGCTTCATCGCCACGCTTGCCGAAGGTTTGCTTCATACGGATATTCGCCATCTCAAAATCGGCTGCCACACGGATCATCGATTTACTTACCGCAGCAGCACCTGCACCAATCCCAACGCCCAAAACAGGCAAGGCAATATTGCCAACGTTATTGATTTTTTGAGAAAGCGATGCAAGCCCAGAACCGACTTTTTTCACCGAATTACTGAGCTTATTCATATTGGAAACGCCCTTATTTGCCATCACCGAAAGTGAATTGCCAAACTTGGACGCTTGCGAAGAAACATTGCCCGCTAAATTGACATAAAACGAAGTAGAATTATTTGCCATCTTTCTCTCCTGTATTTATGTACCCAATGTAGCGTGGCAAGTTAAAGATAGGTTGAGCAAGCAACCACGCGGGGTTGCTTTGATAGTGTTTAGCGAGCAGCAGGCAGGTCTTTTCCAGTTTCGCTATCTGCTGCATCCAGTCGCCCCCGTTCCACCACCTGTGCGGCTTTGGTCGCTTCCCAGGTTTCCGCAAACACGGAAATGCGGTTTAAATCTTCTGATGTGAGCGAGCGGAGCATTTTGAGCGAAATCGGGCCGTTGATTTTGCCAATAGATGCAATCTGACGGCGTAAAATCTCATAGCCAAAAAGCGCAGGGGATTTCACCAATACAGGCACGCCATCAGGCGACATTACCATACGTTCAGCAGCAACTTCTGCATCAAGCAAATCCCCCGTGGTTAATTCACGCAACGTCACCTCATATTGCGGTTCATCCCCATACATTAATCCTGTCTGTAATACTAATTGCATACATTACACTCGCTTACACTGCACTGCAGCGAACTTGATTTTAATTTCACCTTTGCTTGACAAGGTTACCGCATCCACCACCCATGCATTCGCTAACAGGTAGGTTTGTCCAACGTCCGTTTCAAACTCAATCGTGGCATTGGTAATATCTTTTAATGCCAGTACATCGGTTTCGGCGTTGTTGTAGAAGGTCGCTTCAACCGTGGCTTCTTCAGGGGTTTCTTGGTAGCCATAAACACGACTGCCTTTCACCGTTGCACGAGTTACACCACCAGGGGTAAGGGTGGCATCATCGGCAGAAGCATACTCCGTGCCATTGCAACGCACGTATGCCACGCCTTGATATTGATTAGCCATTTAAAGCTCCTTATAAAATAAACTGAATTGCGTGTGCGTAAATACGGAATTGATTTACTAAATTCTCGTTTGAAAGCACATTTAAACGACATGGATTATTATCATCACGCTCAACTAACAACGTTTTGGCGAATGCATCAAAGTCTTCTACTAGACCTGCCCATTCTAATTCTGTAAACAATGCTAAAAGTTCGCTACGGATAATTTTCGGAGTCACAATCGCTTGCCCTGGTGCCACACGTGTGCCGTCATTGGCTAACTTGTGGCGTGGGTATTTCTGCGTAATGCGAGTGCGAATCGCATAACGGATATAACTTAACGTCGCAATAGTTTCCACATACAGATAACTTTCATCGTTATCCCCAAATGCATTTTTTCGATACATCGTAATCGCCGCTTCAATTTGTGGCTGACTATTAGCATTGACGGTATAGGTACTTAAACCGCTATAAAGCAAAGTATTGCGTTCAGGTAAATCCCAACGGTCTGACATTGCAGGCGGTAATAAATCCATCACTAATGTTTGTACAGGGCGAGCAGGATCAATAGATAAAGAACCAGCTACCACCGCACCATAAGCTGCAGCCCAAATATAAGCAGGTTCAGGGCTATTGCTTGTCGGCATCATACTGAATAAGTAATCATTACGTTGCTCTGCAAATGTGGTAACGGTGCCGTGAGTACCACGTTTTGCCATAAAGCAAATGCCATCAATCTGTTTGAGAGGCCCCCAACGGTTCACTAATTCTGTGCGTAACAGATTTAAGCTCTCTGTATCCGTAAATGGATTAATCACATAATGCCACCACTCAGCCCCAAAGCCAGTAATTGCCTCTGACATAGCAGGGTTTACCGACCCACTTTGCATTGCAGTAATATTGACCTTAATCCCTTCGGGTAAAGTTTCGCCAGAGTAATAGTTACAACGCACATCAATGTCGTTGCCCGCTTCGCCTTTAAAGCGACAAGTGAGCGTAATAGTGCTATCGGAAACCGTTGCAGTAACAGGCACATCACTGTCTGCAGCAATCAATTTTTGTAATTTGCTTGCAAGCATTGCAGCAGTATCACCACTTGAAACCGCCTGCTTATAGTTTGTCCCTGCAATCATCAGGCTTAATGTACCCGCTTGCGTTGCTGTACCAACCAACTGTACCGAACCTGTTGCTTTGGCACCGCTTTCCGCTTCATCTAACGGTAAACACCACAAATCCAACATATTATTGTGAGCTTTAAAGGTTTTCACCATTTCAGCCAACTGCGACCCACGACCAAACAAGGTTTTTGCTTGTGAATGAGCAGTGACTCGTACGGCTTGTCCTGCTGTTGCTGTACCTGTTGGCAATTTCGTGCCAAGCATTAACACTTTTTGTAATGCTGATGGCGTACCACTTACTGCCTTGCTATTATCAAATTCAATATAGGTCAATGGCACACGAATTGCAGAAGGGATATGATTAAAAGAAATCGCCATTATGCGTTCTCCGTCTTAGTTTTTGTTTCTTTTGTGGCTTTCGTTTCTACTAATTCCACATCACCGTTTTTTAAATGTTTCAGCCAATAACTGCTTTGTGTTTTTTCTTCCCCTTTATCATTTAAGGGTTCAAAAGTATCAGGATCTCGAATAATCAAGCCTGTTTTAGGTCTAATCTTAAACGTTGGCATCAATTCCCCCTTTATTCATCTGCTTGGGTTGGTAGTTCGATATGTAAACGAGTTTTACCATCAATGGTTCGTTCATCAGTGTCTTGGTTAAAGGTATGGTCGTAAATTTTGAAATCCGCTAACACACTCTCATCTATAGCATTTGGTAAAGGCTGAGCTGCATTAAAAAACATACCATAAACCGCTACGCCCATACCGCTTTGAGTATCGCTCCACAGATTTTGCACTGTCTGCAACTCAAACATCCCCGAAGGGCTTATTTGTTGTTTGTGTATGCCTGCTGTTAAGATTTCGACAATTTGATAAATCCCCACATCATCTTTTCGCTGACCGTTCAACACATCAGCGACCACAAATATCCCCCAGCGAGCCGACACTAAACGAGCATTTGCATTTGGCATTTGTCCAAGCCACGCCACATAAACTGCAGGTGGATTACGCACAATGCGACGGATAGAGCTGTCATCCCATTGCCCTGGGTGCGTTTCGACTTCTCGTAGATAATCGCCACATAACCCTTTAATTTTGGCAATTAAAGCCTCACTGGTTTTGGCAATAATACTCAAATGAACCCCCGTGAATGTTCACGACTCCATACAGAGCCTGCACTTTCCATTACCGCTGAATTATCCGTTTCCACCGCTTCATCGTTTTCTGATAGCCCAAGAGCAATAGAGCCTGAAGCAACCTTTTCCAAAAACTTAATGCTATCTTCATAATCCAAACGAGCTTGGTCGGTTGCACGGTTTTTTTCTAAGAAATAGCGAGCAATGTAGCAACAATGGCGTTCTAATACGGCTGGCACTGTTTGCAATGGTAAGCGATAACGACCAGCCAAGTAGCTATCAATGGTTTGCGACGCATCTTCTAACGCTTCTTGTACCTTGGTTTCGTCTAAGGTGCGATCACCATTTCGAGCAATGCTAAGTAACACATCAAGGGTATAGCGTTTAATAAGACTTGCTTGGCTGGCGTATAACATTATTCACCTTCTTTTGACGTAGTAGATGACATCGCCGTTTCAAGTAATGCCACTAAATCCGGTTTTTTCGCATCTTTAGCAAAGGCAACATTAAGCTCATTGAGCTTTGTTTTTAATTGCTCAACGGTTAAATCGGCTGGAACCAAGCCACCGTCCACACGGTGTTGGGTTTTGTCATCCGAATTGTCTTGAGATAACCCTTTTGATAAGTCATCAAGTGGTTCCGTCGGCATCGGGTCTTGAGAGCCAAATACCAAACGTGGGTCGGCTTTGAATTGCTCAATTTGTGCCGACGTGACGTCCATAAGCAAGTTAGGGCCTTTTTGTAAAGCGAAACCAGCACGGCGATAACCATCTTGCACTTTGCTATGCACCACAACTTGATAGCGTTGTTCTTTTTCCATTTCATTTTTCCCCCGTTAAAACCTCTTTAAATACCATTTAAACGGCGGTCGAATTTGCAAAAAACAGCTCAAATCCGACCGCTTGCAATTAGAGATAATCTGCAACGATAAGCTCTAAACGCCCTTTAAATTCGTTGTCTACGGTTGCCCCATTTTCAACACGGAATTCACGTTCAAGTAATTGCGTAGCTTCTTTTTCAAGAGATGGAGGCACAACAATATGCGTTGGTTTAATCCCTAAACGCTTATCGCCATCACCACGCACCGCACGCATTGCCGAAATGGCTTTCCAAAGGTTCTCCGCAGTCAATGCACCTTTCACGGCATGAGCCTGTTGCCAAAAGCCATATCCCACATTTGAACGACTATCTACACCGTAGGTAAACGTATTTTTCATAAATACTTTTTCATCGTTTAAATCAGTAATTTGTGCTGGAGTAGGTGCTTTACGCTCTTGGAAAATAATCGGTTTTAGACTGCGAGAGCAATCTAACAAATACCAAGCCTTATCTGCAGTAACACTGGTGCCATCATCAGTAATGTTGCTAACGGAGACAGGACTTGTTCCATCCACATTTGCACCAACAGGGTGATCGGTGTCAAAGAAATACTGCCCGTCATAACAAACCGTGGTAAAACCTGCTTTTAATGCACCAAACACTAATTCATCAGGTTTTTCTGCTGCGGCACGCCCAAGTTCTTCAATCAATGGGCTATAAACACCAACATTGTCATCTTCAATGTCAGTTTTCTTAATCTCTACACCACTTGCCCAATCTTTGTTTACAATCGAATAACCGTGAGACTGAATAGCGGTTAAAGTACGATCACCAATCCATTCGGTTAAACCAGGCATTTGACCTAACCACGCATAAGTATTTGATGCGGTGGTAGATTTCACTAAAGTCGCAATCTTGCTATATTGTGAAGGTGCTTTTGCCAAACCTTCTTTAAAGTTTTTACCAAAGCCAACAAACAGGGCTTTGACGAGTTCAGGGGTTACATTTGCCATTATTTAGCCTCCAGTTCTTTTGCGTAATCGGCTTCGCTAATACCGAGCAATTTCGCAGCTTCTTTATCTGCTGCACTTAACACGGCTTCGCCTTGGGTTTCTTTCGTCACTTTCGTGGTTTGCGTTTGCATTGCGGATAAGGCAGCAATTTGCGGGCGTTTTTCTAGCATTGCAGATAACGCCACCACACCTTGCTGTTTGCCGAAATCTTTCAAGTAATCCACTTCGGACTCAATCGCTCGTCCCTCTTGACGGGCTTTCGCAATCGCATTATCAATTTCTACTTCATCGGTTTTAGCGGATAGCGCTGCAACCTGTAATACCATTGCATCATAAGTGGCTTTTGGCACATAAGCGGTTAAATCAACCTCTTTTGCTGCCGCACTCAATGCTGCAACTTGGCTGTCTGCGTGGGCTTTATCTGTTTGCAAAGCGTCCAACGCATCTAGGGCGGTTTTCGCTTGTTCTTCGGTAAGCTCTGCACCTTCGGCGATTTCCACACCGAGTTTTGCGAGTAATTTACGCAACTGTTCTGGCATTTGATTTTTCTCCTGCTGGTCTGTCATTGCCGAAAGCACCGCTAACCGTTGCATACCTGTAATACCAGGGTCATTGGTTAAAGCTGCCATTCGGATTTCTAATGGTTCGCCTTTTTCGTTGTAAGGGAAAACGGCAGAAAGGAAAGCAAACTCACCCTCTTTAATTTGCTGATAAGCCTTGGGTGTCCAACGTGGCTTAATGTATAAACCTTGACGTTCGTCATCATCAAACCATTGAATTTCCCCATCGCTAAACCAACCGGCAGCAACCACATTTCCCTCATCAAGGCCTTTTTTGGCTTTAAGCAGAGTAGCGTGGTCATAATCGATTAAGATGTCTTGCTTGAGTGTTTTAGCTTGTTGAATTAAGCGGTTAGCAATGGTTTCATCAATAAACCAATGCGGCACATCGGTCGGACGACCATCTCTTGCCCGAAATTCACCTTTGGGCAAAAGTTGTTGCCAACCATCAGGGCTTGTAAGCTGTGCCGTTAATACGGCTAAAGGGCATTTATCTACTTTCATAGCCCTATAATGACAGGAAAAAAGAAAAGGTTAGTTTGCGGTGTTTCAAATGAAAAAGCCTCCGATTTCTCGAAGGCAACAAAAAGAATAGAAATGTAATAACGGAATACCGTTTAAATGCCGTTTAAATCGCCCTACAAGCGTTTAAATTATTTTGAACGAAAAAGAATACCAATAAGCAATAAAATCCGCTTAGCGTGCTTCTGTGATGTTTTTCGCTATTTTACATCAAGCCTGAGCGACTTTCGATAATTCACGGTTTAAAATAGCCGTAATTTCTTCCACACCATCATTCCCCAAACCAAGAAACGGACGTGCAGGCATTTTCGCTGTACCCATTTGGTGAAATTGCCCATAAGGTTCTGAAGCACCAATCACCGCAAAACTATCGCCATAATCAATGTTAAGGCTTTTTACCAAATCACCGGATATTTGTAAAATATTGCCTGTGTAACCTCTATTATGCCGATATTTTTTATAACGTTCATCCAACTTAGCCCACGTTTCACCCTCAGGCGTTTGCTCTTTGTCAAAAGCGGTTTCCGCTTCTTGCATTAAAACGCCGGCAATCTTGCGAGTAATATCACGCCCTTCAACGGTTTCCGTGAGCTTGTTAAATTTGTTTTGAATGGCACGGGTATCAAATTTAAATTCAAGGTGCATAGTAAAATACCCTTACGTAAAATGGCAGTGGGCAATGTCGCCCACAACCAAAAGGAAAATAAATATGAATGAAAAGCAACTCAAAGCCATTGAACGCTTTAAAGAAACAGGAGAGAAAGCCTCTCTTCAAGTCGCCTTAAGCGAGTGGGCTTATGAAAAACTCATCAATCACGAAGCCTTAGATGAAAATTCACTCAGAGCGTGGGCAAACAGCCCTAAATGCTCAAAGGGCAAATCCCTCGCCGTATTGAACTTTTTAGCCAAAATCAATGCTTCGGCAAACGCTGCCAAATAAAAATAGTCCGCCTCATCAAGCTCTGACTGCAAAGCCTCCTGCGTGCGTTCAAAAATCACTTTGGCTGTGCTGCTTGGGGCTTGTTTTTCTCTTTCTTGCAGTTTAGTAACTGCTTCATACAAAAGTACGACATTTTGCATATTTTTCTCCTGTTTAAAATTTGACTTTTTGTACTATTTAGCGTCTAATATACTCAAATAGATGGTGGTGCGTTTGCTAAGGGTAAGCATAAGGAGCAAAAGCTCTGAGTATATAGGTTCGATTCCTTTCCGCCACCATTTACAATGATCCTTTAATCAGCACATAATCGCCTTTTTTAATCTTCCCTATAAAATCACTATAATCCACCAAATAAGCATTAATAACCGCATCTAACTTTTCTTTTGGCTCAAACCGTACCTTTTTCTCCTTAGGAGAAAGTTCTGCAACAACTTTAACGCTTTTATTTCTATCTACATAAATTAAATTACTATGCTTTTTATCCCAAACTACAAAAAGTGGATCTGCAATAATTTTAGGCAGTGATGAAAATTCTTCGGAAGAAAGAGCTACACCTTTCTGACGATGTTTTGGGCTATTTGCGTGGGTAAAGTTACGCTCTGTCATCACCAATAGTTGTTCAACAGTTTTTTCCCCACCAGATAACTCTGCTACTTTTTCCGCTATTTCTGTACTAATAACCCCTACGCTCATATAATGATTGTCGTGCTTATCTTTTGATAGCATTTTACCAACCCACGCTGCAAAGGCTTTATGCCGTGCTTCGCTGTTATTAATTGCCTGAATAGTCTGTTGCCGTAACTCCCGATTTTTCACTTGTTGCAATTTACGCAGCACGGCAATATCTGTGCCAAATGCAGCAGCCCCCACGTTATAATTCCAACCTGCACCGACTTTCATCTCGCCTTGGTCGGTTTTAATTTTGCTCACCGTAGTGCGAATTTCTTCACCTGTGTCTTTATTTATGCCGGCAATAGCGGTTTCTGAACTTATTTCGCCCGTACTTTCCGACACATTCAGCCCTTGCTTTTTAAGCTCAAACTCACTCAAAGCACGCACACGACAACGACAGCCCCAATCATTCGGCGGATACATCGTAGCCCAAATCGGATCATCAGCACGGTAAACTTTGCCGTGCAACGCTAAATGGCTGGCACGAGTTCGGCTATCTTTGACGGCAACATACTGCCAGTAAGGTTGCTCATCCACATTTGCCATTTGTGTGGCATAGCGAGCGGCGTGGTAAGCGGTCGATTTATTCGTGCGTAAAATGGTTTTTAAACGGCGTGGGCTACCTAACTGCACTGTGTTGCCGTTTTCGTCCACGGTTTTTCCCCACCACCCCAACTCTTTTAACATAGGTTCAAGGTTTTTAATATAATCACGTTCCGACACACCGTCTGCAATCGCTTTTTCCGTTGCCCAGCGAAGCGTATCTAACACTTCTGCCCGAGTCGCTTTTGCAACGGTATAAGCCCGAGCGTGAGCTTCTGCTAATTGCTCGTGCCAGTCCCAAGTAATATTCACGCCCTTTGCCTTTAAATAGTCCACGGCTAATTCAGGCTCAAGGCGTAATACATACCCCATATCAAGCTCGTTATTATCGTTTGGCATTGGCTCGTCCTAACAAATCACTCACAAAAATGGCACGAGTAAGGATTTTCTCCAACTCACTGTCGTCCATATCGGCATAAAGGCTGGCTAATTTGTCTTGGGCAAATTCATAACCGCCTTCGGCTAACGCTTCCACCACAGGTTTCAACATCGGATCAATAATAGCTTGATAATCTTCCGCTGACGGCTCTAACGCTTCAAGCAAATCATCAGGATCACGTTGTACGGATAACACCGCCATTTTCTGATGAGATTGACTATTAAGATAAGCGGTCGGATTAGGTTGATTTCTTGCAAGCACCTCTTCATTTTCGCCGGCAATCGGCACTTGTAATTTATCGTGAGCCCACTGTTTAGGAATTCTAAAACCAATATCCACTAATTTATTTAAGCCCTCCGCAAAAGCGTTTAAATCTTCACTTTCTGCAATATCAAACTCTAAGCGTGGAATACGGCGAGCATCATTAAACGACTTACAATTCAAGGCATAAAGCGGATAAACAATATCACGAGTCAAGGTAGCAGCAAGGCGTTTTAAGTCTGCATTGCGTACCTCTAGTCGTACATCGTTATGCACATTACCAAGGGCATTAGTTGAGGTCGCTCCATCTGCTTGACTGGTGAGCGTTCCGCCTAAAATCGCTTTACTCATTGACTTTTCTGCCCAGTCAATCATTGCCATAAAGGTAGCATCGGAACCATCTGCCGCTTTCTGAAATTCGATCTCCATTCCTCTTGGAATAATACCGCCTGCGTTATGCCCAATAGACATCACCGCTCGCAATAATGTCTGCTTTTCCTTTTCACCAGCCCCTTCAGGGAATTTACCCAAACGCAACGGTAAGCCATAGATTTCCAAAAACTCCGCAAAATCACGCAACGAATAATTTTTAAAAATAAACGGCCAAACCAAAGTACGTACCAAACCAATACGACTTAAATAACCCGTCTTGGCTTTAGCAATATGTTTTACCCAGCCAAAAGGCTGTAATTCCACACCGTGAGCGGAACCATCTCGTAAACGTAAACTGTTGCGCTCAAATTGCGGGGTCATAAACCACGCTGGATCACGCCAATGTACACCTTTAATCAAGGTCATATTGCCGTGCGTTTCCCACTCAATTTCTTGGCAAGAAAAGCCTTTTAAAATGGCATCGGTAGCATCAAAAATACAGTCATCAAACCACACTGCATCACGCAAGATTTCTTCAATCATTTCCGCATCACGCTGTTCTTCGGGCGTCGCATTAGCGGGTGGCACAATTTGCCAATCTATGTTCAATATTGCGCCACGACGTTTACCGAGTTCAGATTGCAAATGGGCATCTTTTTCTTCCATATCCTCGGCAAGCTCTGCCTGTGCGACCAAATCGCCTTGCTCTGCATTGCGTAAAATACGAGCCGCCTTCATCGGTGTTAAACCACTGGCAGGGTGATCACTGTAGTGGTGCTGTAACGCAGCCAAACGGCTCTCATTTTCTGTTTGCAGCCTGTCTTCAAACCGAAACGGATTACCGTGGATATCTAAAATTGTGCTGGTTTTCATTGTTAATAATCCCATTCTGAACGAAAAATACTGTCATCATCCTTGTTATCATCGGAATGTTTAGCGGGTAGCGGAATAAAATCAATCTCACCCCCGGTCATATAACTTGCTCTTACCGCCATACAATAAGCAACGGCACTATCACCGTGGCGTTTGCCAGATTTGCCTTGTGTGCGGTTTTTATCAATCTTCGGCACACCGTTAATCACAACGATATGACCTTGGTCTAAGATAATCTCTTCATTTTGGGGAATACGGATTAAATCTGCCTCGTATAAGGCTTTATATTTCGGCATCCACTCCCGATACCATTTATCATTTAATTGCACCGTTTCCACCATCGACGAACCATAACGGATTAAGGCAGCCTCAGCTAAATAGCCTCCATTACCGGTGGCATCAAAGGCAGAACCGATAAAACGTGGCAATTTGGATAACACAAACAACATAATCTGTCGTTGTTGGTTATATGGACAGTTACGAATTTCTAGGGTAATTTCCACATTGCGAGCAGTATTGGGTAATGTCGCTACCACGGCGAAAACACTCAAGTCTCCAGAGCGAGCAAAGTCCACCCCGAAACTATGACGATAATCTTTATTGAGATTTTCTAACTCAGGTAAAACCTCGTTTAACAGCCATTCCAACGTTAAAATTTCACGCTCTTCTTCAGTCCATTCCATAAACCGAGCATCGCATTCAAAACGTAAAATCACCTTGTTTTTATCCGCCGCTCTATCCACTAACGGACGGGGCAAATAACCGCCTGAACTGCGTTTCGGCACGCAGTAATACTCTTCGAGAGCATCTTCTTCTGTTGCAGTATCATTGAGTAAATTATCAATCCACTCTTTTTCCTTTTCAGGCGACCATGTTTGTTTGGTTACTTGGCAAATACGCTGATACAAACCATCACGGCACGCCTCTTCAATAGTAATCGTATGAACAGAGTAACGTTTACGACCCGCTCGGCTATCAATAATTAACTCATTAAATAGATTGGCAGCACCATTATGAGTTGAAATAATCCGTACTTTTGCTCCCCACATAGTAAGAGCAAGTGCAGCTTTCAGAACTTCTGCAAGATATTCGTGGAACGCAGCTTCATCAATAACCACCACACCTTGCATACCACGCAAGCTCTTCGGATTTGAAGAGAGTGCTTTTACTTTAAAATCCGATGAAAAATAAATGACATAGGTCAGAATGTCCTTGTCTTCATCTTCAAAAACTTCTTCTTGGATCTCACTTGCTGCGTAGTTAAAGGCTTTTGCCCACATTGCGACGGCATCAATGTATTCACGAGCCATTTCTTTATTGCTGCCGATGTAAAAAACATCGGAACCACCATCAGATTTTCGGGTACTCGCAATCAAGGCATTATCAGCCGCTTCCGCCCACGTTAAACCGCAACGACGTGTTTTTTCGGCAATTTTTAACTGGCTGTCATCAGCGATCCAACGCTTTTGATAATTTAAAAGCAATTCATTTGGATTAAACGCATGAATACAATCCAAGAAGTCTTGGCATTCTTGTGATAATTCATTTAAAGGGCGGTCATTCATTAATGCCATTATGCAATCCCTAAAATCTGCTCTTTAATCATTTTGACGGTATCAGCAGATAAGCCTGCTTGTACCACCACTTTTTCTGCGGTTTCTGCCGCCTGTTGTGCCACTTCTTTTCGAATAGCTTGCTCACGTTTAAAACTTAAACTTTCCGCTTGCTCTAAACGTTGCACGGCGGAAGAAAGCAAGGCAATAGATTTCGGGTCTGCCGTGCCATCTTCACTCATTCCAAGCGAGGTTTCAAAGGCAATGTTTTTGACGATTTCCATCAACATTTTGCCAATGTCTGACTGCGGTGCTTCGCTAAATTGCTTCGTCCAAATTTCCGCAATCTCACGGCTTTGTCGGATTTTGGCTCCCATTTTTTCCATTCTGCTGGCATAACGGTTTAACCCTGTTTTACTCAACTGCATTTCTTCAGGTAAGCCACAATCACGAATTAAGTCATTGATTTCGGCTAAAATTTCAGCCTGCGAATACTGCTTATCACGCAACATCATCGCAAGCTGAGTTTTAATATTCGGTGGTAATAAATCGACCTTACTGGCACGTCCACGAGTGTTTTTTTCTATCATTTAAACGCTCCTTAAATATCGTTTAAAAACCGTTTAAATCTTTGGACGAGGGCGTTTAACACCATCTACAAAAGCTTCACCGTTAGCCACATCTAAACCACGCTGAGTAATTTTAGCCACCATAAAATTGCCTTGTAAACGTTCGATTTGTACTAGCCCTTGTTCTTCAAGCCAGTTTAAATGATTACGGACAAGATCTCGGCTAATTTTATGCCCATAGAGAGCAAGGCAGTCATCTAAAATGCTTTCGTTTGCATCGTAGCCAGCGTCAGCCAATGATCGCAAAATCACAAGCCGTTGGTCTTGGGTAAAAATATCTTTCATCATTTTTTACTTACTTCCTTTTCAATCAACAACTGTACTTGGTGCGACAAGCCTTTTACTTCAGTGCGTAAGGCTTGCGTTTCCCCTTTCATCTCCACCACCGCAATGCGTAAATCAGTCACATCCTTTGAGCTAGGCAAATGTAACAACTCATTTTCGACTTCATCTACTCGGTGCGTGGTTTTCGTCACCGTCTCTTTTAACTCCGAAAAATCACTTTTTTTGACATAGCGACTGTCCATTTTTAACCAAAAGACAGACGCTAACAGTCCAGCCAGTGTTAAAATAATGCCCCAGTGGGCTTTCAGCGTATCTAATACTTCAATCATTTGCCGTCCTCGTAATCTTGTTGGCAACAGATACAACGCACGGCAAAAGGCACAGCTCGTAAACGTTGAATAGGAATAGGTAAGCCACATTCAATGCAATCACGACCACTTAACGCAATCTGCTCAATCTCATCATCGGATAATTGATTTTCTAAACGTGGGGCAAGTTGGAGCGAAAGCAGTTGCTCGTCCTGCTCCGTAATACGATCTACATCATCACTCATTTTGTTTCTCATTTTTCTTACCAACAACACAGATTTGTCGATAAGTATTGTTATGCACTAAGACTTGACGCAGTGTTTCGGTTGTATCCTGACGACTGGCTTTAATTAAATTAAAGCCGGCACAACTACTATTCGTTACCTCGTAAGTCACCGTTTTGCTGCAACTGGTCAATAATGCTGTCACGGCTAGAGCTACTAATGTTTTCTTCATGCTGTTTTCTCACTTCATAATTTTTCACTTGAGCTTCTACCACTGCTTTTTCTGTTTGTAACTGATGGTTTTGCTCATTTAATTTCTCATTTTCTTTACGGGCTTTTGCTACTTGCCAACTTTTATAGCCCACAAAACTCGCCAAAAAAACAGCCAATAAAGCGAGAGGGATAATCTTTTCTACAATCATAGTCATTCCTTACGTTGTAATGCGTTGGCAAAACCCTTGGTCGCAACTTGTCCACCGCAGAACAAGGCAAACACAGTAAATAATTCGCCCACATTGGCACGATCTAAATACACCGAATACGCCAAGATAATTGCCATTAAAATGGCACCAAAGAACTGGATAAAAGCAGTGGTCGATAGTCTGCCATTATCATTGGTAATCAATTCAGAAAACTTAGCCATTGTTATTCCTTAAATAAATGCTCAACAAACACGGTTTCACCACGGTCAAGCCATTCCCATACATCAAAATTAGGACAGGTTTTTACCCATTCGTTAGGCGTAATAGAACCATCACCATCAATATCCGGGGATAAGTCACGATGCCCATATACTTTTGCTCGAGGGTGATTGGCTTCTAATTGTCGTAATAACAACTCAAGAGCGTGCCATTGTGCTGTCGTAAAACGAGCGTGGCTTTTTTCCTTGCCTTCCCCCACACCACCGACCAAACAAATACCCACAGAATGAGTATTATGTCCACGCACGTGAGCCCCGATTTCCCCAACCTGACGACCCGTTTCGACCGTGCCATCTACGTCAATCACAAAGTGATAACCAATATGCAAGAGATGAGAGTTAAAATGACTCACCGCATTGGCTGAACGACGGAAGCCTCGTGCTTTATGCCAGCTGTCAATGATTTGTGCCGATGATTTGCCTTGTTGTGCAAGGCTTTTACCGTTAGTTGTCGCAGAGCAATGCACCACGATTTTTGTGATAGGTAAAGACATAAAAAAACTCCAGTTATCATTGTCTTGATAACTGGAGTTTAGAGGTTAAGGAATGGTTGTGAGTTTGCGAGATCTCACACTAGAGTTCGTCTTTGACAGATTGAGCATCTTTTTCTTGAATTTTATCGTTAAAGTCTGGCGTGCTATAAATTAGCAAAATGTATTCCGTCATATCATTATCGTATGCATATCTAACCAAAATAGTATCTTTATCAAAACCGAAGTCATACATATTATTTGGTTGAGGATTTGCTAACTCTCTTTCTGTTGGTTGAGAGGATAAGGTATATTTATTGCTAAGGGCTTGGATAATACCATCAATGTTAATAGCTGGAATATCTATCGCCACACGCTCAAATTTTCCATCAATAAAATAGAAAACAGCCTCAGTGTTTTTTATTGTTCCTAATGAAAAATTAGTGCAGTAAAGCTCATCATCTGCTTCTTTGTCTTTTTCCCATCGACATTGCTTATATGCTTTTCTTACTTCTGTTTCAGAAGCTCCAAACTTCAACTTTTGGAAACCATCTACTGCAAAGGATTGAGAAGGAAGAGCCGCTAAACTTAATACGGCTAATGCTTTGAATAATTTCATAAGACCACCTAACTAAAGTTAAAATCCATCTGATGCCGCTTTCTTTGAAGCGTTCGTTGATTGCGTAAGATCGCATAAATTGTGCTTTCTGACAAACGATATTTTTTCACAAGCTCTGGCACGTTCTTGCCGTTAAAATCTTGATAAATTTGTACATCACGCAAGGCTTCTTTGATTTTATCGCCTGCGGGCAAATAAAACGACTTTCCACCAAAATAGTGAGCCATTACCCCCACTAATTTAGACGCAGTAAGCTTTGCACTATCTTCCTCAAATTTTTGACGAATAAGCTCCGCTTGCATAACATCAATGACCTCAACAAGCAATGATGGCCAACGATTTTGTAATTCCACATCAGGAATATGGTCTAAATGGTCGAACAACGCTCCAATATCGGCGTGTTCATCATCAAATAAGCCTGTTTGTTGTAATGTTTGCGACATAGCGTACCCAATTCAATTTATCAATGTGACTATTGTACAAAAACTAAAATTTCCCACTAGCGCAATTTTTCTTAACGTAAGGTAAAAAGTGGCTTAAAGCCTGATATAGCAAGGCTTAGCGAAAAATAAAAAAGTCTGAAAAGGGAGATTTAAGGCAAGAAAAAAGGCGGCGTGAACCGCCTTGGGGAAAGTTTAAAGAGAGTTTAAAGGGCTTGTTTTTGCTGTTTGTGTTGCAGCCAGATTTGATATTCGGGGCTGCTTTTCACAAATTTTTCCTGTCCGAGTTGTACAAAACGTTCAACGTATAAAATCGCATCTTGCGTTTTCTTCTCTTCCGCTTGTTGGGCTTTGACCGCTTCCGACTGATTTTTATCGGTGCGAATGACAGCAAAGTGAGGCTTTTGCGTTTCATACACCGATTTCAGGTAGTTATGATTGGCAAGCGGTTCAATCTTTTGCCCTGTTTGCAAGGCTTGTTGGCGTTTTTTGCGGATACTTGCCACTGTTTCTGTTAAAGCTTGAGCCAGTAATAATGAGCAAGGATATAACTCCAGTACATCGGTTAAAATCTTCAAAGCTCTAGCGTTATTAAGGTTGCTTTTTTGTGGCTTGAACAGTCCTAAATAAGCGACCATCGGCTTGGCGACTCCGTGCGTGAGCTGTGATATTTGGACTAACAGTTCTCTTCCTGCTTCATCTTCAATCAAGCCTTCAAGATGAATATCGCTGTGGCAAATGGGACATCTACATAACTTCATTGTAAAACTCCACCGTTGCATCATAATTGGCTTTGGGGTGTGGTGCGTAGCCTTTTTCGGTTAGGGCTTTGACCATCACACGTTTATGCCATTTTTTCAAAATTTCCAAAAATCGGCTGGCTTCATCATCCTTCAATGCCCCCACATTTAACGCCAGCACCGTTTTACCTTGGTTCATGATTTTGCGCATATAAGCATTTAACGCTTTTTCGCTTGGATCTCTTAAAAAGCCGTGTTTACCCATCATAATCCACACGGCTCGGATTTTATGAGCAATTTCGCTTTTGACTTTTACCTCGCCGGTGGCTGGGCTGTAAGCGGTCGGTTTTGCCCCACGTTTTGCAAACCATTTCACTTTAGCACCTTTGCCTTGCAGTTCGTGTAGTACCTTGTGGAGTTCTACCACCGTGCACTTGGTAGAACTGGTTTTATTCGTCAGCCGTTTGAGTATTTCACGATAGCTAAAGTCGTCGATATTCAACTGACTTTTAGCAATATGGATCAGCTGTATCAGTTTGCTTTTGTCGTTTTTCATTTGTCCTCCCGTCATCAAATAAATAGTCAAAAACGCTACCGCTTTTGACTATTCACTTTAGGCTAACACCGCCCCGTGGCTAATGAGTTATTTCAACCATAAAACGGAAATGGGGCGGTGTGAGTTTTGTTAGTGGTTACATAGTTTCCTCCTTCCTTTTGAAATATTTCTTATCGAAACTTTTAACTTCTCTTAAAAAACTATTCCTGTGGTGTAATAGCTTAAACAGTAAGGTTCTAATGTATTTATCTTGCTCTGCATCATCATTTTCAGCAAAGAAAACAGTTCTCCACTCACCGTTTACGCAAAAAAATTTGACCATCGCAGAAGCTTTAATGATCTGTTTTGAACTGGATGTACAGAATAGAAAGGCGAGAACTGGCAATGCATAGTAAACATCTTGTACCAAAATATTGACTGTTTGACTAATATCAGCAGGAGGCTGAATTTCTATCCCTAATATTTTGTTTGAACAACTAGTCCAATTAAAATCAATGATCTGTTCTTCGGTATTAATGCTCACAGCCAAATTTAGAGAGAATTCATTTTTCATCTTAGTTTTCCTCTTGGTTAGTTGATAATTTAAGCTTCACCCGCTGAATTTGCCCTGCCACGTCCATCAAAACCACGCCAGCCAGTGCCAAATCGTCCATTTCGACTAGTTCCGTCGCCCCTTGTAACTTTTCAATCAGGTCATACAAGCGGTCTTTTATTTGTCCTTTTTCACTATCGGTCATCATTACTTGCTCCAACGTGAGGGATGCTCTAGCATATATTTACAATGTGCGATGCGAGCCTCACACCACGCCACATTACCGCCTGTTGCCGATAACTTCGCTACTTCCCACTGTTTAATCGCATGGTTAAATTTGCCATTTTGCTCCGCTTCTACGGCTTGAGTTGCATAATAGTGATAGCGATTAAAAACTTTCTCTGATGTTGATTTTTGCGTTTTCATACTTTCCTCCGTTAAAACACATTATGAACGCCCCTTAAAATCGGGTTTAAAGAGCGTTTAAATGGGCTTTAATCGTTACATCTCTTTACCGCTTACAATCACTTTGCCACCGTGTTGTTTGACTTTGTAGGCTGCTGCTGCGGAAACTTCAGCCATCTTCACTAATTGCTCAAGATTGTGTTCTCCCCAATCTTTCAAGCCTCGCACTTCGAAATAAACCACCCAAACCAAGAAGACAAGGGAATTCCAAATCAACGCTTGACCAACCCAAGGAATAAACCAAACCAGTATTAAACCTAGCGTGCAGCTAGTGATAAGCAAAAATAAACACACATTAGGGATCGTTAAGAGTTTACGTTTTGGCTTTCTCATCTCGCCTCCTGCTCAAACGGCTTAATCACAAAATCTTCCACCCCTTGCTTAATCGTCACACCAGCAATCCCTTTTGCCACTTCAGGCTCAAGGAGTAGGGCTTCTTTGTTGATCTCGTTTTTGGTGCGAATAAAGCGGTCAAAGCCCATACGTTGCATAAAATCAAGCACCGCATCTGCACCACGAATTGCCACAGAAGGCGGACGTTGTCGCCATTGCACTTCGCCTGTCACAAAGTTAGCGGTTTTACTCTTGCCGTTTTCCGTCAATTCATCACGGTGTGCTTCGCAGTATTCCTGCACTGCTTGCTGTAACGGCTCAATCTCTGCCTGTAAACGTTTCAACTCGGGGGCGTAACGCTCACTGGTTTCTGCGATAATGTCGTTCATCTCCGTCGTTAAACGGGTATGTTCACGACTTAAATCCCCGATCTCTTTAATCGCACTTTGCACTTGCTCTTCCGTGGTAAAACGCAGTTTTGCCGGTTGTTTTACTCGGGTTTTTGTGGGTTGTTTTGCCATTGATATTCTCCTTATTGGCGTGGGTTAATGTTTAATGGTGTCAGTGCTCCAAATCACCTTCACCCCTTTAATCGTCATTTGCATTAAGTAACGGCGGGTACCGTTTTTAACTTCTGTGCCATAATTAAATGCACGTTGATTTTGTGCCATTTTGCGTGTGGTCGTGTTATCTCTTGCCACTAAGCGAGGTCTGCCGGTGTCGAACCATTCCACTTTTTCTACCTCAATACCCAAGGCTTCACATTCAAGGGTCGCCAGCTCAAGCATTGCAAGGTGCATATAAACTTCGCTGTTGCGTGGGGTCATCATTTCGCCTGCCAGTGGGTTGTATTGTTTTTTCATCGTTACTCTCCTTTGCCTAATAACTCTTGGCGTGCTTTAACAATTAAATCAGCCGTAATCAGGCTGTTTGTGCCTTTTGCCACCATACCTGCAAGGCGTAGCGTTTGGGTTAAAATTCGCAAACCTCCGCCTGTTTCGGTAATGCTTTGCATCACTTTTAAGGCTTCTTCATCTTCATTTAGCCCCCACGCTGTTGCCACTGCTTTGGTATCTGCCTGTTTGTTTTTTTGTATGCTTGTTGGCTTACTGTTTCGAGACCACAATCTTGCGTATTCGTGGGCAGGGTGAATGCCCCCTTTCATTCGGCTGTATACCTTGTCATTTCCAACAAGTACCAAGCCAATCTCAACCTTCTCTGGTAATAAGCGTAGCTCTTCGAGAGCTTCATAGGTTAAGTGATCTGCTTCATCAATAATGAGCAACCCTTTTGTGTTTTCGAGCTTTTTCTCAATCAATCTAGCTAACATACCTTTTCGACGTGGTACATCGTTAATGCCAAGTTCAAGGGCGATTTCGTACAAGATTTCACTAAGGCTGGCACGAGATGGGGATGAGGTAACTAACCAAACATTAGCGTTACGCTTTTTGAATTCTTGTACCGCTTTGGTCTTACCCACGCCACTTGCACCGTAAACCGTCGCCATACAGTTAGCGATTTGGGCAAATTCAAGGGTTTTAAAAATTTGGCGAGCCGTTGCGGTTTCAATAAATGCAGGAGCTTCTACAAACTCACGCTCTGCGGTTTCTTTCTTTGCAAAAAAAGCGGTAAGTTTTGCTTCAATTTCTGCAATATTGCCCTTGTAGTTTTCGTTTAAGTAAGCACTTAACGCCCCTGCGTTAATGCCTGCTTCTTTGGCGATTTTTGCCTGACTGCTTTGAGTGTCGGCAATGTGTTGTTTGATTTGGTTAATTAGTGTCATAATGTTGATCCTGTTTTCTTTTTTTAGAGGATATATGCTTAACTTATTTAAATTACCCACTGACTTTGATAAAAGAGAAGTGGAAGAAGCTGCTGAATATGCCTTTGATATTTGTTTTAAAGATTGGTCTGCTGTCGATTTTGAGCAGCTTTACGATCTGTTAAAATCAAAGATAGGCATTGATAAATATCTTGAGCTGGAAAGAGACATTTATCGCCCTTTCTGGCAATCTTTCTACGTTCTTCCAGTAAAAGAACGCAAAAAGCTAAATAGTTCGCAAAAATATCCGCAGAGATTGGTAAGAGCTTATTCTTATTGGCGCTGGGTAACTGCGGCATTAGTGGTTCAAAATAGGCTACTAGAGCTTGAAACTGTTCGGACTGCATCTGCTCAAAAAGTTGTTGATATATCGCTGAATTTTTTAAGCGACATATCTCGGATTTATGCTCATTCACCAGTTTGGTGTGACAAAATGCCGTTGCCTTCGCCGTTTCTTGCTGAAGATGGTGAAGAAATTCATCATATGTATGATTTGTCATAATCTTTCTCCTTAGGGCGTTTAAACCCTGTTTAAATCTGGTTTAAATGGTTTAAAGTGCGGTCAAACTTGCAAATTTTTGCGATTATCTGACCGCTTGTAGTTACAGTCCTTTCGCCTTTTTCATTAGCGTTAAGCCTTTTTCCCAGCCTTGTTCAAACCAGCCTTGCTCCAACTCATTGACTTCTTCAACTTCAATCTCTTCTTGCACCACTCGTAATGCATTGCGGTCTTGAATAACGGTATCAATCAGCTTCGTTTTCACTCGTTCTTCAATCGGTTCTGGTACGTCAACCTGTGGTTGTAAACTTGCCAACTCGTGAGTCTTAAGCAGTTCAAGTGTTTCCACTTGCTGTTTCGCACCTTTAACAAGTTTTTGGTAAAGCCGGCCTTGCTCTCGTGCGGCACGCCTATCGCCAAACCCTTTCGCATCTCGACATATCGCTTCGGCTAAAAATCTGCCTTCGATGTCATAGACGTACACGTTGCCGTGTAGATTGTCAGGGTCAAAACGTGCGACTACTTTTTTATCGGTGATGCCGATTAAACTCTCTGCCCAGTAAGTATTGGTTAAGCCGTAAAGTTTGCCTGCCGCTTTCAGTTTAAATTCGCCGTTACGCTTAATACTGATGGTTTCGGCTTGTAAAAACAGCAGCCGTAACTGCTCAGGGCTGGCTTGTCTTACATTGCTTGGGCGGTAATCTCGCTCCCACACTTTGTCAAAACTCAAGGTTTTGTCGTGTTGGCAAAGCTCGGTTTTACGGTCTAATTGTGCGTTGTACTCCGCCACACCTGCGGCAAGGGCTTGTAAGAAAATCTCATAGTCCACGCCGTCTTTACCGCCGTTATAATTGTCTGGTTTCTCTAATACGTTTTTACCTGTATAGAAACCTGCAAGTTCAGGGCGTTTATCAACTTTCTCGCCAATGCCACCACGTCCGAATGCACGTTCAATCGGTTTCGCTTGCCCGTGTCCTTCACCGTATAAAACGCTGGTAAAGTGCACTTCAATCCCCAAAATCGGCAGAATACCTTTCGGGTCAAGTTCGTTGTGTTTAAAACGGTAGCGGTTTTCAATGCCCCCCGTCATTGCTTTATTCGCTGCCGCACGGGTGTTATCTAAGGTGATGGTTTTCGGTATGCCGTAGCTAAAAATCACATCCATTAAAGCGTGACGAATACTGTCGGTGTTTTCCGAAATTGCCGTGCGGTAGCCCAATATTCTGCGAGTTCGCACATCCTGCCAAAACCACGTTTTCGGGCGAACAATCTCGCCGTTGTGCCATTTCACAAAGACGTTATGTTGATAACCATCGCCGTTGATCCATTCGCCTGCGAGAATATCTTTCACCGTCCGTTGTAATGCTGGCACTAATTTCGCCACCGCATTTGCTCCTTCTCGTTTCAGTAAAATCACTTCGTAAGGAATTTCTTCAAGCACACAGCGTTGAAAGGTTTGCAAACTCGCGATTTCCCAACCGTAATGCTTGGCTAATTGCTCGGTGCGGCGATAACATTCCCTTAAATCAGGCTTTTCAGGGCGGAGATAATCCGCCAAAAAGCAGTCCCACGCTTCCTGCTCAATAAAGGCTTTGCGACTTGGTTTTTTCGCTTTGCCTGATTGCGTAATCAATACCGCTTGCCATTCGTGGACAGGGTAGGGTTGAACCTTGTAGTACCAATTTTTTAAAGAGCCTGCCGACACGTTTTTGACTTTTGCGGCTCCCTCAATTGCCGACATCATTGGGAAGCCTTGGTCGAGAAAGGCTTTAAGCTGTAAGCACGCTTCGGCTTTTGCTTTGGCTTTTTCTCGTGCTTTGTCGCTTGCTTCATTAAATTTGCGACTAAGCTCTAAATTAGGTTGTTGCACCGTCATTTCAGCGATTGGCACAACCGCTAAAGCGGCTTGCAATCTAAGTGCTTGTTGAGTTTCAGGGGGAAGGCTGGAGATGTGGTATTCAAGCCCCCCACCTTTAACACCTTTCAAAGCTCTCATTTCCCAATTTTGCTTTTTAGCCTGCCGAGTAACATTAGTTGCGTGGGTTGATACCCCTTTTAAACCTGCTAGCTCTTTAGCTGAAAACCATTCTTTCATACACACCTCCCTCAATATCTAGAAGGCCATATATCTGCCGGTTTTAATCCTAGTGCTTTAGCAATAATTTGCTCACCTTTCGGGTAGGGCTTATCTAATGCATTTCGAACCGTTGTTTTTGCTAGTCCATTTTCAATACCTAGCTGTGCAAAGGTCTTTCCTCGTTTCATCAGCTCTCCACGAATTTCGTGGTTACTCATATCATTTCTTTTATTTCTCGCCATTTTGTGAGATCCTTACAAGTTAGTTTTCAAATCTACTTACACAATGTAAATTGATTAACTACGCTAGAGAATATAATACTTATTCTTTGTCAAATCAATATATGATTTTAAAAAGATTTTATAAATTTCTTTGATTTTAGTTTAACTATTTGATTTTATTGATTATTTATTTTAAATCTTTTTTAAATCAAAATGATTAAGAAAGGTGGCTTTATGAAATCATTTAAGGAATGGTATTCAGCAAAAGAATTAGAAGGTTTGACTGGTCTTCCAAAACAAGCAACAAACATTACAAGAAAAGCAATGAATGAAGGTTGGAAGAAAAGAGATGTAAAAGGTGTGAAAGGTGGTGGGTTTGAATACCACTACACTTCATTCCCAGAAAGCGTACAGCAAGCGTTAGGGTTTACAGTGAGCCAGCCCAAACACCCTAATCAAACTCGTGATGATTTTATTGTACAAACGCCCTCTGGGGGTGAGTTTGGCGTGGAATTGAAAACTCAGCGTTTAAAGGGGGAAGCGGTAAACATTGATGAATTACGACAAGCCATGGCGTTAATTGAAGAAGCTGTTGTACAAATCGGCAAGGCTCGCCCGAGTGAACTGAATAATATTGAGTGGCATTTGATACAATGTTTTCGTTCAGCAAACGAGCAAGGACGTGTGGCTATTCTGAATATAGCTGAAACGATGGCTGCCATTCAAGATAAAGAAGAGGCGAGTAAGCTATCTGAGGCTAGTAAAGTAGCTTAATTTAAACGGCTTTTAAACGCTTTTAAATCTGTTTTCTATTTTCGTTGTTTTAGTGGTGCAAGTGGTCATTTTCGCCACATTTTTCGCAATTCATTATTTTTCTTTTTCTTTAAATAAAACAAAGGGGCTTTCTCGCTGAAGCCCCTGTTTTCAATGGTTTCCGTCCGCCAAATCCCGAAAAATTCAACCAATTCCCTATTTCTTTTTGTTTCTTAGTTTTAGTGGTTCTATACACTAGCTATAAAAACCATACGCTTTGCGTATGGAACAGAAAAGCTTAAGCGGTGAGCAGAACAAAACATCCTCCTATAATGAACAAGGCTGACAACCAAAATTCAACATATAGGAGGATAAGTCATGGCAAGTAAATCCAATGACGATTCAAGTCTATCACACACAAGATGGAACTGTAAGTACCACATAGTCTTTATCCCTAAGTATAGGAGAAAAGCAATTTATGGAAAATTGCGAGTTGATATAGGAGGGATACTAAGACAATTATGTCACTACAAGAATGTAGAGATAATAGAGGCATATGCAATGAAAGAGCATATCCATATGCTGTTAAGGATACCTCCGAAACTGGCCGTTTCAAGTTTTATGGGGTATTTAAAAGGTAAGTCATCGCTAATGATATTTGAAAGACATGCAAATTTGAAATATAAGTATGGGAATCGAAATTTTTGGGCGAAAGGCTATTATGTAAGTACAGTAGGTTTAAATACAAAAATTGTAGAGGAATATATCCGAAATCAGGAAAAGGAAGATATGATTCAGGATAATTTATCGAAGAAAGAATATATGGACCCCTTTAAGGGGTAG